GTGAATGAAGATGGCGTCTAACGACGCTAGTGTTGCCAACAGCAACAGCAAAACCATTGCTGCCAACAACACCACGACCCCTAAACAAGGGGGCGTGTTTGCAAACATGAAGATTGGGCTCAAGAAAGTTCTTGAACCCAAATCTGAGACACCCACGGTAAGACCAAAAGACGTGGGTAAACCGGGGGGCACCAGTCCACCGGATGACCCCCCAGGTGTCACGATCAAGTACGATGCTCAGAGTGACACCATTGAAGGGCTCCCTAACCTGTCCACTGTTCCACAACCAGAGGCGCGCCAGGTTAAGTGTGTTCCACCCATGGCGGAGAGGGAGGTCAAGAATGCGGCGGAACCACAAACCGGCTCCCTGCTAGAAATGTATGATGGGTCATTCTATCATTATGCCATCTACATTGAGAATGGCCTAGTCGCTGGGATAAATCGCCCTTCTAAGGCTCTCACAACCGCCACAGTCGACGTTGAACCGATTGGGTTGTGGTGGAGAGTGGTCTACACTCCACCATTCTCAGTCTCCACGTCGGCCCTCTACCATCTACAAGGTGAGAAATTCCCATATAACGCCTTTGACAACAACTGTTATAACTTCTGCTGTCAGGTGTTGGAACTGGATGATTGCTGGATGCGCAGGAAGTTCGTCCAGCGAACCACTGGTTTCTTTGACCCATACCAAAGGTGGAACCCAAAACCCTCACAGTATGTGGCTGATTCAAAGTTGGAGAGAGTAGGGGACGCTCTTCTCACTGCGCTGGGGGCACTCTTCTCCAAGCCAATAAAGAACATAATTGGGAAGCTCAAACCTTTGAATTTCTTGAATTTACTATCGTCCTGTGATTGGACGTTCCCCAGCATTGTTGAAACCATAATCCTGATTGCAGAGCTCTTTGACGTCTATTGGGAACCACCAGACGTCACAGGGTTCTTAATGCCACTCCTGGATGACTACGAATTCCAGGGGCCTGAGGATTTGGCTGCAGAAATAGTCCCATTGATCCTAGGGGGTATAGGGATGGTAGTGGGTTTCACCGCAGAGAAGGCAGGAAAGCTGTTGTCCTCCGCTGCAGCAACACTGAGGGCGACAAGGGAGCTTGGCAATTATGGCCTAGAGATCGTGAAACTAGTGATGAAGTGGTTTTTCCCTAAGAAGGAGAGTGACATGAATGCAATGGTCAGAAACATAGAGGATGCTGTACTAGATCTGGAAGCAGTTGAGAGCAACCATATCACTCACCTACTCAAAGATAAGGAAAACATGGCAGTCTTCCTTCGCACCTTGGACCTTGAGGAAGAAAAGGCCAGGAAACTATCCACTAAGGCTGCTTCCCCCAACATAATTGCATCTGTCAATGCCTTGCTCGCCCGCATCGCTGCCGTCAGGTCCCTTGCGTTTAAAGCGAAAGAGGAGATGTGCGCCCGGCAGCGGCCAGTGGTGGTTATGCTGTCAGGTCGACCAGGCATTGGCAAGACACACTATGCCAGAGAGCTTGCTTCTAGGATCTCCAAGCTGCTCAGTTCAGATGGTCGCGTTGGGCTCGTGCCAAGAAATGGAGTTGACCATTGGGACTCCTATAGGGGGGAACCAGTGGTCGTTTGGGACGACTATGGCATGGGAAACATCATTAAGGATGCCATGATGCTTCAAGAATTGGCTGACACCTGCCCCCTTACACTCAATTGCGACCGTATAGAGAATAGGGGTAAAATGTTTGAAAGCGATGTCATCGTCTTGACCACCAATTCGCCCAACCCAAGCCCGATGGATTATGTCAACATGGAGGCCGTCGCTAGAAGGGTGGATTTCTTGGTGTATGCTGAGTCCCCGGATGTTGAGAAGGCAAAAAGGGACTTTCCAGGCGATCCCAAAGCCTGGAAGCCTTTCTTCAAAGATGATCACTCCCACCTCGTTCTCACATTAGCTCCACAAGGTGGGTTTGACAAGAGTGGTAACACCCCCCACGGAAAAGGTATGACTAGAAACATCACACCAAATGGACTAGTCGCCAGAGCGGTTGCGTTGGCTGTGGAACGTAAGGATGAGTTCCAGCTCCAGGGCCCAGATCCAATCACCTACAACTTTGATTCCTCACAGGTGGCTGCATTTCGAAAGCTTGCAGCTGACAACAAGTACGGCCTTGCTGAAACTCTCCGCGTGGGCAACAAACTGAGGAATGTGACAACTATAGAGGGCTTCAAGAAGGCCGTGGGGGATGTCAGATTTAAAAAGTGCAGGATCATCTGGAAAGGCGTAACTTACGACCTTGAGTCAGATGGTAAGGGATCAGTCACCATTGACAGGGTGCAGTCACAGATGGTACAGACAACTGGGGAGATTCACCAGGCTGTCCTGCGCTTACGCCAAGCTCGGGTGCGGTATTACGTCATGACTGCTCAGAATGTCACCTACGGGCTCCTTCAGGCCGCCGGCGCAGCATTCGTCCTTAACAGGATATTCAGGCGTGCAGAGAACCCATTCTCACGCCTAGTCAAAGTGGAGGAGGACAAGGACGAAGATGCACGCATGGCTATCATCCCCAAAAAGGTAGAGATTGTTGAATCCAATCTAGAGGAAGAAGGGAAAAAGAAAGGGAAGAACAAGCAAGGCAGAGGCCGTAAGCACACAGCTTTCTCCTCCAAAGGACTGAGTGACGAGGAGTACGAAGAGTTCAAGCAGCTCAGAGAGGAGAAGGGAGGAAAGTACTCAATCCAAGAATACCTCGAAGACCGTGACCGTTTCGAGGAAGAGGTCGCGTATGCACAGGCCTGTGGAGGTGACTGTGATGACATCGAAATCAGCCGCATACGCAACTCCATTTTCCGCCCAAGTAGGAAACAGAGAAAGGAGGAGAGAGTTAAGCTTGGCCTGGTCACCGGTTCTGAGATCAGAAAACGGAAGCCTGATGACTTCCAGCCAAAAGGGAAACTGTGGGCAGATGACGAGAGAACCGTTGATTACAACGAAAAGCTGGACTTTGAAGCACCCGCTTCCATCTGGGCGCGTATAGTTCAGCTTGGTACAGGTTGGGGCTTTTGGGTCTCACCCAATCTCCTCATCACATCAACCCATGTCATACCAAAGGGTGTTGAAGAGTTATTTGGGGTTCCAATCAAGCAAGTACAAATACACAGGTGTGGCGAGTTCACCAGACTTAGGTTCTCGAAGATGATCAGGCCAGATGTGACTGGTATGATACTTGAAGATGGGGCACCCGAAGGTGTCGTTTGTAGCATACTGGTCAAGAGACCAACAGGTGAGTGCCTGCCACTAGCAGTCAGGATGGGAACCCAAGCTACCATGAAGATACAAGGGAAAGTGGTCTCGGGCCAACTGGGGATGTTGCTGACTGGCTCCAATGCAAAGAACATGGACCTGGGGACCACCCCTGGTGACTGTGGATGCCCTTACGTGTACAAACGTGGTAACGACTATGTGGTTGTGGGTGTGCACACTGCCGCGGGCAGAGGCGGGAATACAGTCATCTGCGCGGTGCAAACAGGTGATGGTGAAGCCGTACTAGAAGGAAACACTGATAACGGCACATACTGCGGCGCCCCAATAGTGTCAAAAGGTAATGCACCCCAGCTATCCTCAAAGACAAAATTCTGGAGGAGCTCTGTCGAGCCTCTCCCGCCTGGCACGTTTGAGCCCGCCTACCTCGGGGGTCGCGACCCCAGAGTCGACGGTGGGCCCTCACTTTACCAGGTGATGAGGGACCAACTTAAACATTTCACAGCTCCTCGTGGGAGACCAGTCAAACCCCACCTCTTGCAGGCTGCAGTCAAGACAATCGAGAACGTGCTGGAACAGACCATTGACCCCCCAACACCATGGACATATGCCCAGGCTTGCCAGTCGCTTGACAAGACAACGTCGAGTGGCTGGCCCCACCATGTGCAGAAAAACACCCATTGGAATGGTGAAGCATTTACAGGACCCTTGGCCGACCAAGCCAGCAAGGCCAATCTAATGTATGAACAAGGGAAGTCCATGACCCCCCAGTACACTGCTGCCCTTAAGGATGAACTAGTGAAACCAGACAAAGTGTACAAAAAGGTCAAGAAAAGGCTGCTGTGGGGTGCAGATCTCGGAACCATGGTCCGGTGCGCCAGAGCATTCGGCCCGTTCACTGACGCACTTAAGAAGTGCTGCACCCAACTTCCAGTCAAAGTTGGACTCAACATTAATGAAGAGGGACCCATCATCTTTGAGAAACACGCCCAATATGAGCTCCACTATGATGCAGATTATTCGCGGTGGGATTCCACCCAGCAACGGGAGGTCCTCGCCGCCGCACTTGGCATCATGACAAAATTCACTGCTGAGCCACAGCTGGCCTCCGTTGTGGCAGAAGACTTGATTTCCCCAAGTATGCTTGATGTTGGCGACTATGTCGTCCAGGTCAATGAAGGGCTACCCTCTGGTGTCCCCTGCACCTCACAGTTAAACAGTATTGCCCATTGGATCATCACCCTTACATCCATGGCTGAGGCCACTGGCCTGGATCCTGACATCGTCCAGGCTAACAGCTACTTCTCCTTCTATGGTGATGATGAAATTGTGTCAACAGACATAAAATTCAATCCAGAGGTCCTCACCCTGAAACTTAAAGCAATTGGCCTTGTCCCAACCCGCCCAGACAAGACAGAAGGCCCATTGGTGGTGTCAAACAAATTAGAAGGTCTGACTTTTCTGAGGCGCACCATAACTAGAGACAAAGTGGGCTTCTTTGGTCGGTTGGATAAGGATTCCATTCTCAGGCAAATGTACTGGACCAAGGGCCCGAACCATCAAGACCCATCTGAAAGCATGTTACCCCACCAGAATCGCGCCACACAATTGATGGCCCTGTTGGGCGAGTCAGCACTCCATGGTCAAAACTTCTACAAAAAGATTAGTGGCATGGTAATCAAAGAAGTGAAGAATGGTGGGCATGAGTTCTATGTGCCAAAGTTTGAGTCCATGTACAAGTGGATGCGGTTCTCAGACTTGAGCACTTGGGAGGGGGATCGCGATCTCGCTCCCGATTTTGTGAATGAAGATGGCGTCGAGTGACGCTGCTCCATCTACGGATGGTGCGGGCAACCTCGTTCCAGAGAGTCAACAAGAGGTGTTGCCCCTCGCCCCAGTTGCAGGCGCTGCGTTAGCGGCACCTGTGGTGGGACAAACAAATATAATTGACCCCTGGATTAAAGAAAATTTTGTTCAAGCCCCCCAGGGTGAGTTTACTGTCTCACCTAAAAATTCTCCTGGTGAAATTTTAGTTAATTTGGAATTGGGACCCAAACTCAACCCCTATCTAGACCACCTTTCACGCATGTATAATTCATATGCTGGTGGTATAGATGTCATGGTGGTGTTGGCGGGCAACGCCTTCACAGCCGGCAAGGTTTTAATAGCAGCTATCCCCCCAAATTTCCCAGTGGAAGGAGTGTCCGCTTCACAGGCCACTCAATTCCCCCATGTGATTATAGATGTTAGGACACTTGACCCTGTGCGGCTCCCCCTCCCGGATGTGCGATCCACGTTCTTCCATTATACTAATGATACTGAACCAAAGATGAGGTTAGTTATTTGGCTTTACACCCCACTTAGAACTAATGGCAGTGGTGATGATTCTTTCACTGTCTCTGGGCGCATACTCACAAGGCCCTCCCAGGACTTTGAGTTTGCTTTCCTTATCCCCCCAACAGTGGAAACAAAGACAACCCCCTTTTCAGTGCCAGGCTTCTCAGTGCAGGAAATGTCCAACTCAAGGTGGCCAGCTGCCATCTCTGCAATGGTCGTCCGTGGGAATGAGCCCCAAGTCGTTCAGTTCCAGAATGGCAGGGCCCATCTGGATGGTATGCTGCTTGGTACGACACCTGTGTCGCCCAATTACATAGCATCCTACCGAGGCATTTCCACTGGCAACTCTCGTTCTGCTTCCTCTGAGGCCGACGAGAGGGCCGTTGGTAGCTTTGATGTGTGGGTCCGCTTACAAGAACCTGATGGCCAGCCCTATGACATCTTTGGTAAGCAGCCAGCCCCAATTGGCACCCCTGATTTCAAGGCCGTGATAGTTGGCTTTGCAGCCAGGCCCCTCACATCCGGATCCTACGCAAATGAAGCGTATGTTAACACCACAGCCAGTGACTACGCCCCAGCCACTGGTAATATGCGCTTCACAGTCAGGAACGGCGGGACCGGGCACATATCTGCAAACAAATACTGGGAGTTCAAATCATTTGGTGTTGAAGGAGAAAGGCACACTGACATCCAGTACCAGGAGTATGAGCTTCCCGATTATTCTGGTCAAGTTGCTTCCAACCATAATCTGGCCCCCCCTGTAGCCCCACGCATGCCTGGTGAGTCACTATTGCTTTTCCAATCAAATATGCCTGTGTGGGATGATGGGCATGGAGAGTCCACACCCAAGAAGATTCATTGCCTCTTGCCACAGGAGTTTATTGGCCATTTCTTTGACAGGCAAGCCCCCTCTCTAGGTGATGCTGCACTACTTAGGTATGTCAACCAGGAGACAAATAGAGTGTTGTTTGAGTGTAAACTTTATAGGGATGGCTACATCACAGTTGCAGCATCATCAGGATTATTAGATTTCCCCTTGGATGGCTTCTTTAGGTTTGATTCTTGGGTTAGTTCTTTTTACATTTTATCCCCCGTGGGAAGCGGCCAAGGCCGCAGGGGTAGAGTGAGGTTTCAATAATGGCTTCTAGCATTATGGCAGGCATAGCAGGCGATGTGCTAGGCTCAGTTGTGGGTGGATTAGTTGGAGCCGGTGCTAACGCCATAAACCAATCTGTTGAATTTGGGTACAACCAAGCACTGCAATCTAATGCTTTCCAACATGATAAAGACATGCTTGCCTTACAGGTGGCCGCGACCCGCCAGCTACAGTCGGATTTGATCAACTTGCGCGAGCAGGTTCTTCGCAAGGGTGGTTTCTCCGACACTGATGCGGCGCGTGGAGCCATTGGTGCCCCCATGTCACGCCTTGTGGATTGGAACGGCACAAGGTTGTCCGCCCCGGGTTCCATGCACACAACATCATACTCGGGCCGGTTTGTTGGCACAACCAGACAACAACCCCACTTCACCCCTCCTCCGCAAACTAATCATGTTAGAATTGATGATGAAGTTTCTTCTGTCTCTTCCTTGCCCACAGCGGTGACCTCAGTCCCTAGTTCTAGGACAGCTGATTGGGTTCATAGTCAAAGACAGCTATCCTCCTGGGGTTCTAGTGCATCCCAACATTCACAGCTGGAACCCTTTCATCCAAACGCTCTGAGAGTGGCTTGGGGGTCTACTCCGAGTTCCTCCTCCAGAGCGTCCACTGTGGATGGTTCAGTCATTGATTCATGGACCCCCGCTTTTAATTTGAAGCATCAGCCTTTCTTTGCTCGCTTTCACCCGAGGGGTGCTTCTAATGTTTAGTCAACAACTCACTAATGAGTAGTTGTGAGTTTTTGTAATCTGTGAAATGTAGATTCTTTAATTAATTGAAATTGGCATTT